TTAACAATATTAACGATGAGGGTGAATGTATAACAAGTGGTGAATTAACGGGAGTAGATTTAACGGGAATTGCAACGGGTGCTGAGTTGTTTGTAAGTTCTGCAACTGCGGGAGAATTAGTTACTACTGCACCAACGGGAGAGGCTAATTTAATACAAAAGATAGGTAAAGTAATTAACGGGGGAAATGGAGGAGCATTGACGGTGCTAGGAGCATTTAGGACAAATGCAGTACCTAATTTAAATAGTGCTAAAATATTTCTAGGAAACGCTAGTAATCAATCAGTATCTGCTACAATTAGTGGTGATGCAACAATATCAGATACGGGTGTTATAGCATTAGCATCTGACATAGTTAGAGTAAATTCTGCACCTACTATAAATAAAATAGCAGTTTGGAATGATTCAGTAAATGAATTAAGAAGTGATTCTACAATATCTATAGCAACAGATGGTACAATTACATTATCTCAACCTAATAGTGATGATCCAATAGTTGTAACTAACTCTTACAACATAGGTGGAGGGAATATTGCTAATGTTACGGGCGTAAATAATCTAGGGTTTGGTAAAGATAATTTATCTAGTTTAACTACGGGAACACAAAATGTCGCAATAGGAAGGGATGTATTAAAAGTAAATACAGAAGGACTTTCTAATGTTTCTGTTGGATATTTATCTTTAGAAAGTAACACTACGGGAAATAGTAATATTGCTATTGGTGTTCAATCACTACAAGCAAACACTTATTCAAGTAATAATATATCTATTGGGCAAAGTGCATTAGTATTAAATGTTACGGGAGCAAATAATACTGCTATTGGGTATACATCATTGGGAGCAAATACTGCTAGTAGTAATAGTACTGCGTTGGGATATTTATCTTTACGCAATAGTACGGGAGCAAATAATACTGCTATTGGTAAGGATTCGGGTTCTGCAATTACAACGGGTTCAAACAATGTAATACTTGGATCATTTACGGGAAATTCGGGAGGAACGGACATAAGAACATCAGACAACAACATTATCATTTCAGATGGTAGTGGGAATAATAGAATACAAGTTGATAGTGGGGGTAATGTGGGTATTAGTTCAACATCACCAAGCAACCCCGCAAGTTTTGGATCAAATTCAAGATTTTTAACCTTAGAATCTCCTATAGTTGGTGGTTCTGAAACAGTTTCTGCTTTAGAGTTGTTAGGTTCGGGTGGTAGTTCTGCTACATATAGAATGGCTAATATTGGAATAGGTACAAGAGCAAGTACTCATTATTATGCTCAAATAGACTCGCTAACAGAAGGAACGGGTGGAGTAGGTGGAAGTTTAAGATTTTCCACAACCGAAAACGCATCAACTACTGCTCCATCTGTAAGACTCACCATCTCATCGGGGGGTACTGCTACTTTTGAAGGATTAATAAAAGGAAAAGGTGGTTATCAAATACTTAACGGAGCAACTGCTTACGGTGGTATTTATACTTATGCGGCTATATCGGGTTCGGGTACAGATTACAACCCAACCCTTTTTAGTGAAGGTAATTTGTATTTTGCAACGGGGGGTAATGCTACTAAAAAACTTACCATCTCATCGGGGGGTAATGTGGGTATTGGAACTAGTGGAACGCCTAGTGATAAACTGCACGTAGAAAATGGTAGTATAAGATTAAAATCAAACTCAGACGGATCTACGGGAATACTTAAATTATATGATGCTGCTGGATCTGAAAGTGGACAAGTATATCCTAGTGGAGGAGACTTAAGAATATACTCTCCGAATGATGTGATATTTAATAATGGAGGTAATGTGGGTATTGGAACTACTTCGCCATTAACCATTAATGGAAATGTAGCAGCAGGTAGCGGATTACACGTTAACGCTAGTAGTGGCTATGGTGTTTCAGTTTTAGATGGAGCAGATGGTTCTCAAATGTTTTTCAACGATAGGGGAGCATCAGTAAATTCAAGATTATGGAGGTTATTATGTAACGATGGTTCATTCAGTATAAATGCAATGAATGACAACATTGGTGTTAAATCCTCAGCACTCACCATCTCATCTACGGGTGTTGCTACATTTTCAAATTATATTGACACACCCGAAGTAAGGCAAGGTGGAGAATTTATGATTGGGCGATCTAGCAATATTATAAGAATGGGTAGTGGTGATGCATCAGATTCTTTAGCATTTTATGCGGGAGGTTCTCAAAGACTCACCATCTCATCGGGGGGTGCTGCTAATTTTAGCAATCATATATATTCACAATCTACATTACTTACAACTGACGGAACTACGGCGAATTACAGATGGCAAACTTATAACAATGCTAGTGATGATGCTTATGTAATTAATAGCAGAAATAAAGGCGATGTTTTAAAAATAGGATATACAACAGGAAATATCGGGATTAATCGTGATCCACACTCAGATTATAAGTTATATATGATGGGGGATTCTGCAACAAGTGCAAAATATATTTTTGTAACTCTTAATAGTGCTGGCTATGGTGTTCTTCACGCTCGTAATGATGGCGCGGTATATGCGGGATTAATAGCATCAGATAGTGGGACAGATTTAGTATTAAATTCTTCGGGTTTTATTTGTAAAAAAAGCAGTTCTATAAGATATAAAAAAGATGTAGAAAATATTGATATTGGGTTGGATTTTATTCTTTCTTTAAATCCAGTAAAATATAATTTAAAATCTAATGATCAAAAACAAGTTGGTTTTATTGCAGAAGATTTTTCTGATGAAAGATTTGTAAGTTATTCCCAAGTTGATACTAAAGATAAATCAAAAGGAACACAAAAAGAAGCAGTAAATTATTCGCAATTAACAGCAGTTTTAACCAAAGCAATCCAAGAACAACAAACCATAATAGAAGATTTAAAAAGTAGAATTGAAACACTAGAAGGGTAAGGGTTACCCACATTATTAAAACAAGAGTAAATTATGAAAAAAATAGAACCAATTTCAATATGGCAGAATGGTACAACCAAAACTGCCACACAGTTACAAGTACAAGGTACAAGTGTAACTTTAGGAAGTAGTGCATCTTTTTATTGGCAATTGCTGACAGAAGAAGGACATCAAGTATCAAGTGGTAACCTCGGAATTAGTGGTGAGCAATATACTGCTTGGGGTGCAGATGATGATTACGTTTACACAATTGTAGTAGAGGATTTAAACCTTACAATTATAGAACCATCTGAGGAGGCATCAGCATAAGATTATTTATCTTTGAGTATTATTAATTAAAACAAATACAGAATGTTTGAAAACAAAACAATTTCATTTAAGGAGGCAGAAGATTATCACAAAGGTTTAATTATGTTAACCAATGCGGTAGAAGCCTCAGAAAAAGGGGTAGGTTTAGATTTAACCTATAAACTAATACAAGGATTAAAAAAGATTGAGGAGCAAGTTGAATCAATCAATAAGGCTAGGACTAAATTATACGAGGTTTACGGCACTTTAGATGACAAAGGTGTACTTACACCACATAAAGGAAAAGAAGAGATTCTAGAGCCTTTAAATAAGGATATAGAAGAGTTTTTAGCTAAAGAAGATGAGTTTAGTTTAATTAAGGATAAAATTAAAGTCGAGGATATAAAACATCTCATATTAAAGCCAAGTTTCTTGATTTTATGGGATAAATATCTTGAAGGATTAGAAGAATATGAATGATAGTACAAAAGATGTAAGGGGTTATATTTATGGGTTGTTAAATGATAACATAACCTATGATGCTAGTGCAGTTCCCGTAGTTGCTAAAGCTACAGATGAAACTACATATCCCTTTATTGTTGTACAAGCAACGGGATTGGTTGACGATCCGTTAAAAGATAGATTTGGGGGTGTGTATGAGGTACAAGTACAAGTACACACCAAATACCCATTAAACTACGGAGGGCAAGATGATTGCGATGATATATCCAACTCAATTCTCCAAGCAATAAGAGTTAGAAACGCTACATCAGACTTTGGTGCTGACACGATGTATATATTTAAACAGACCAACCAAAGGTATCTTGAGGATGACGATGGGCAATATGAATATTTTACAAAAATATTGGTGTTTGAGTCAAATGTTATAAGTAATGCTTGATGGAAGTTTATTTGTTTTATATATTGATGACGATCAACTTTTACTTTCAAAATCCAATAATATATCATTTAGTGGTGAAGCGCATGACATATCTACTAAAATACCAATTATAATATCATCTGATACTAGTTATTATTGGGAGGCTGCTAATACAAATTGGGAGTTGTCTGATTTTACTTGGGATCAAACTTTATATCAAAGTCTTTATTCGGGATGGAAAGAGGTAATGATGGGAATGAGATCGGGCAATTTCTCGGCAGAAGGATTATTAGATATTAGATCAGAAGGTGCTTTTTGGGAAAAAACAAATAATTATTGGGATTCTTACGATCTTAATTGGGAGAATGCTCCTAAAATAGAAAGCGTTTCATCTGTTTTAGACCAATATCTAATAGAAAGAACTAAATTAAAGTTTGATTTAATAAGTGATGGTGTTGCTTATTTTAGTGGATATTGCTATGTTAATCAATATGAAGTTATAGCCAATAATGAGGATGTATTGTCTTATAACGCAGATTTTAACATTACGGGTGTTACTGAGTAATAATATTCTTTTTTTTATTTATCTTTGAGTAAAATATTAAAAAATGAGTGTAATCAACGGAACTGAACTAACCTTATACGTACCTAACAACGATGCATCCGCAACGGCTGATACATGGATAGCTATAGCCTTATCAAAGTCTTCAAGTTTATCTATTTCGGGAGAAAACCCCGACATATCTACAAAGTCAAGTGCTGGGTGGAGTGAAGTAATTGGTGGTCAGAAAAGTTGGAGTATAGATTTTGAAAGCATGGTTGATCTTTCACTTACTGCTGAAGCAACGGGACAAGATCAAACTAACACGGGTATACTTACTTTATGGACATATTTTTCTCAAAGAGCAAAACTAAAAGTAGCTTGGGGACAAGGAGGTAACTTTTGGTATGGTTTCGCATACATAACCTCTTTAGACCAAAGTGCAGAGGTAGAGCAACCCGTTAGTTTTAGCGGTAACTTAGTTGGAAGTGGAGTCCTTGCTTTAGGATCATCAAATCCTCCAACATTTGCAGCACCTTAATTATATTAATTAAACAATAATTTTATGGCAACAAACAAACACAGAGGCACTTGTCTAATAGACATTGGTGATAAAAAAAGAGGATTAGTCTTCAATATGAATACTTATGCAATATTTTGTGAAGGTATGGATGTTGAATTATCAGAGATAGAGGATGCTTTTAATGGTAAAAAACAAGCCAAGGCATTCTGTTGGTTATTGTATGCTGGATGTGTGGCATATGATGAAAAGATTAGTGGTGATATAGATTACACTATTCACGATTTCTATGATTGGGCAATGGATGTATCAGAGGACGATTCAGCAAAAGTTATGAATACAATGATAGGTTCTAGAGAATTAAAGAATGACAAGAACAACGGATTATCTAGAAACGTTGTAGAATCTAATAAGAGTGATTCAAAAAAAAATTAGTTACATGGGATGATATACTAGACCAAGCAATTGGTACTTTAGGAATATCTCCCGACATCTTTTGGAACATGACTTGGTCAGACTTTATAAGGTCTATTGAGTCATGGGTTCATAATCATAATCAGCATTGGGATAGGACAAGGTACTTAGCTACCTTGACTATCAATTGTTCTTTTGGCAACAAGAAAAGAGTATCTCCAAAAGACTTATTTAAACTACCTCACGATAACGCTGATGAAAGAAAAACCCCTCTACCTACTCACGAAGAGATAAAATCTGTTATTGGTAAAGCCATAAAATTACCTATATAATATTAGTTAAATTTGTGTTATGGCATTAGGAGACAATAAATTATCAGTTTTCGTTTCACTCAGAGCGGAAAAATTTCAGAAAGGAATAAAGCAAGTACAATCGGGTTTTAAAACATTAAACAGAACCATTGGTGCTTTTTCAACTGCTTTTGTTGGTCAACAAATATTTCAATTATCAAAACAATTTGCCGATGCTGCTGGTGAGATGGAAACCGTTGAGCGTAGTTTTGCTAGGTCTTTTGCTGGAATATCTAGTTCTGTTGAAACTGAGTTAGGTAAATTAGCTGATTCACTTAACAGAAATGAAACACAACTAAAAAAAGGAGCGGTTTCTTTTAATGCATTTTTTAGTGGACTAGGTTTTGTCAGTAAAGAAGCTGCTGATATGTCTGTAAAAATGCAGACATTATCTTTAGATTTAGCCTCATTTTTTGGTATAGCAGATTCAAATGCACAAAAAAGATTTTTATCCGCATTAGCTGGTTCTCCCGAAGTTTTAGATCAATTTGGTATTAACCTAAAGCAATCTGCATTACAATTAGAATTGTATCGAATGGGTTTAAAATCAACGGTACAAAATACTAGCGAGGTAATAAAAACCCAAGCAAGGCTTAATATAATAATGCAAGCCATGACTGATTCGGGTATTATTGGAGATGCATCTAGAGGATTAGATACCTATCAAGGTCAATTAAAGCAATTTGATGCTGCTTGGATTACTTTTTCTGAATCAATGGGTAAGGTAGTTATACCAGCTATAGTAGCAACACTATCAGCAATAAGTAAATTATTTAAGGCTTTTGTAAGATTTAAAGAGATTCTTACTTTTGATCCTAAGGATGAAAGTGCGTTGCAAAGAAGCGGTAGACTTAAAGAAGAATTAAAACTCCTTAAAGAAAAGTATACTTTAATTGAATTAATAGCAGATGCTACTCCTAAAGTTGATAAAAAAACTCCAAAGCAAACAAAAGAAGCTGAAGAAGCGGTTAGAAAAATTCCCGTTGGTGAAACGCTAATTAAAAGTCAACAAAGAATACTAACAAAAGAAGAAATTAAAGACTTACTTGTATTAAATAAACAAATTAAAAATACTAATGAACTAAAGAAAAAAATGAACGATGTCGGTATTGAAACAAAAAATATCTCTAAGGATTTATTGCGTTTGACTGATATGAAGAGGGTGATTGATGTTAAAGTCGCTGATCAACTTAAAGAAGAAAAAACAACAAGGGATGGAATTTTACAAGACATACAATCAGAAATTGATTCAATTAACGGTAAAGTTGAAAAAGAAAAGGAATATGATCAACTAGTTAAATTAAGTAGTAAAGAACTTTTAGAACTAGCTGCAACTCAAAAAAAGATAAATATATTAGAAGGTGAAAGAGTTCGAATTACGGGTGAAGGTAAGGAAGAGTTAGAAGCAAGTAAATCATTTTATGAAGATTTGGTTAGTTTATCTAAAAGGATAAAGCCAATCTCAGATATGCCTAAAAGACAAGTTTCAATAGGTGATAAGGAACTTAACATGAAGACGGGTCATATTGAAAGAGTAACATCTGAAGAAGCCGCTGATAATTTAGGTAATCTTTTAGGTTTGGGAACGGTATCTGAACAAGAAAAAGCAATGCAAGACTTGATAGCAAGAAATACTGCTGGATTGGCTAAAATTGCTAGTAAATCTAAACAAGGAATGGATGATGCTGGTAAAAAATTATCAGAAGCTGGAATGACTTGGATTCAACTTATAAGACCAATTACAGATGCTTTTTCTGAAATGTTTATGCAAATGTTAACTCCTCCCGATACTACAATTAGTAAAGAAGAGCAAAAAGAAAAAACAATAGCTGCATTTGCTGGCATAATGGTTGGTTTAGGACAAGCTATGATGAGTTTAGGAATGGGTGGAATACTACTTGCAAAAGGACAAGAGTCAATAGGTTCGGGTAATATAGGACCAGCTATAGCAATGTTGGCTGGTGGCGCTGCCTTAGTAGCGTTAGGTAAAGGACAATTACAAAAAGTAAAAAATAGCGCACACGCAAGAGAACAAGCAACGGGAGGGGGTGCAAATGATGGTAGCAATGGTAATAGCATGGCTAGTTTTCTTAAAGCAGTTCAAGGAGAACAAACATTTAGGATAAATGGTGCTGATTTGGTTAGTGTGTTGGGTAGACAAAATAATTTTACAAATGCAATAGGAGGATAAAGTATGGCGATATATAGAAATAAATACACATTAGAATTTGATGATGTTATAGAAGGAGAATTTAATGATTATAGACTAGAAATAAATAAAAAAGCAGCAGAAACAACAACTAATAATGTTACTATTGGTGCAACTAATAATAGTGGTGAAACTATAAATCAATTTGATCCCGTAAGAGTTGTATCGGGTGAAGTTGTAAGATCAAAAGCATCTGTAAGTAGTAGTATGCCAAGTACGGGTATAGCAACCATAGCCATTGCTAGTGGCACTACTACATCTAATGGTATTTTAGCATCGGGTGTTATTGAAGGAGTACCCTCACAAGTAATTGGGTATGATTATTATGTTGGAGTAAATGGAGGAACTACTAATACTGCGCCAACGGGTACTAATATTGTTCAAAAAATAGCAGTACAAGTAGCAAATAATTCTGTTGCTATATTAGATGTAACACAAGAATTAACGGGATCGGGAGAACCTATAAAACTAACCTATGAGGGTGATGATATTTTTAAACCAATTAGGGCAAGTTATTTAGATATTGATTTTGTTAAGGTAAATGATTCAGACAATTATGATGATTTATTCTTAGCTGAAAACGATACGTTTCAAGTATTATTATATAAAAATTCAAATATATTTTGGCAAGGTTGGGTGGGTTCTCAGTACATATCAGAACCATATATTTCTGCACCTTACAATATAACCATTAAGGCATATGATGGGTTGCATTTATTAAAGGAATTAAGTTATATAACACAACCCGAATGTGCAAGATTTTTGGATGCTAGTGCAACTTATCAAGTTGATAGATGGGGTTATCAGCAGTTTAATAGAGTAATAGAAAAGATGCTTTATTTTACGGGATTAACTGCTATTTCAAATCACGTATACTATGCCGTAAATATGAAGTCTACAAGTCAAACGGATTACGATGATTTTGATAGATATAATAGAATACATCATCACACTTACTTAGTTGAGGAGGGAAAATCAAAAACAATGACTAAGGTTCTTGAGGATATATTAACGGGTTTAGGGTTAATTATATATCAAAGAGATGCAAAATGGTGTATTGTAAAGCCATCTGATTTAACGCTTACGAGTACTAAAAATAATTGTATAAAAACATCTAGTTGGATCGATGAATCAACTACTAACCAAAGTTATTCAACAAGTGTTAGGAATACAGACATATCATCTAGTTTTTATAGTGATGATGTACCATATAAGCAAATTGATGGTGCTGCAAACATGACCTTACAATTTCCATTAAAAAGAGTAACAATAAAAGATGAATCTGATAGTAATGGCTTAATAGGTACATTTGGTTTAGATGAGGTAATAGATACAACTAGTAATGGATTTAATGATTGGACTAGTAATGATGCAGATGCTACAGAAGTAGTTGTTTTTAAATATTCTGATCCAAATATACCGATTGAAGGGCAAAGTGATTATCAATCTTACATGGAAATTGATTTAGCATCAACGGGTGTGGTTATAAATGGTGAGTCTGATGATCCACATTTAATTAATGGTGAAGACAAAACAAATATTACAACAAATACCTCATTGCCAGCATATAAGTTAAAGTTTAAGATGAGAGTTTTAGCTGCTGGAGTAACATCTAATGATGAGTTAAGGGTATTGATATCACCTAGACTAACTAGAATTGATAATGGCAATGTTTATCATTACTACACTAAAGAAGGTACTCAAAGTATAGAAGATGCGTGGTTAACTGATGCAGAAGCAGCAGCAGATACTAGCTATAGTATGAATTATATAACTATTGAAGGCAAGGGTAGTGTTAATAGATGGAAAACATATGAAATATTTTTTAAACCATCATTTATTAATGTTAATGTTACCTTACCTCTTTACGGTGCATTTGCAGTTTTAAAATCAAGTGGTGGTGGCGCATCTCAGCCACAAACTGCTCCATATGCTTATTATTATGATGTCACTTATTCTGACATAGAATTAATTCCATTACCATCAAACCCAAGTTCGGGTAAGCAAGCAGTAAGTTCATATGATACGGTTGATCATATTGTTGAGAGTCCTAATAATTATAATTTTATTGAAGATAAAACGGTAAACTTTGGATCAAAAATAAGTAATACGGGGGGTAATAGGTTGATTGCTTTTGATGATGATATAACAAACTCAACTTATGCTTTATTTTTAGCTAATACAGATCAGCCATTAAAATCATGGTTAAATTGGAGTGATGGAGTATATAGTAATAAAACACTACAAATGCATTTAGCTATGTCTTATATGTATTTATATTACAAACCCGTACGAAGAATTGAAGGTACACATTATGGTAATATGAAATATGGTGATTTATTGGTTGTAGATAACGGATTAAATGGTTCTCAAGGTAAGTTTTTCCCATTAAAAGTTGTTTTTAATTTTAGAATGGCAAGGGTTGATTTTACGGGAGATGACTTATTAGATAATTCATCAATAGATACATCTGATTTCGTCACTAAAATAAGATATAGTAGTAAAAATACATCTCATATTGAAACGATTTAATAATTATTTGGAATTTTAGATAGTCTTTATTAGACTTGTAGCTGAAATATTTTTCACATAAAACAAATGCGTATGAATAAATCAGTAAATGAAAAGCTATTTGCTCTTCAAAATGAGATAGGTGCTATTAGCAAAGATGCTAAAAACCCTTTCTACAAGAGTAAATACTTTGATATTAATTCTTTAATAAACCAACTACAACCTTTACTCCAAAAACATAAACTACTACTATTACAACCAATTGAGGAATCATTGGTGTATAGTAAAATGGTTTGTGTAGATACGGGTGAGTTTGTTGTTAGTTGTATGAAGTTACCCGAAATACTTGACCCACAAAAGATGGGTTCTGCGGTAACATATTATAGAAGGTATACATTGGGTTCATTGTTGGGATTACAATCCGTAGATGACGATGCTAACCTTGCGATTGGTGCTGGTACGAAACCCGTAAAAGCAAGACCAAAAAAGGAAAAACTATCAAAGGATAGATTTGATAAAGCAATTAGTGCTTACAAAGAAAATCCCGAAATAGTTAAAGACAACTTGAGAAACTTTGAGTTAGACCAAGTTCAAATCAATAAATTAAAATCACTTAAAATAACTTTATAATTATGGCAGATTTATATTTTGCAAAATTGAATCTTGAGGCATTAGCAGCCTTAAAGGAAAAAGCTTACAATGGTAAGTATTTAGATGTGGCAGTATGGGTTAATAATGATTTAGATCATACTGATGACAATGAGAATTGGAAAGCAATTTCTATATCTCATGGTAACAAAAAGAAAGGTGAAGATGTTGTTTATGTTGCTAACGGTAAGAAATACGTTCAGCAAGAAACAATGCCTTTTTGATGTTTGAGATTGTTAAAGTAATTGAAGATATGTCTAATAAGATGTATCATTCAGTAGGGACGGAGATTATATCTTCGTCCTATTTAAAAGGTGTTTATAAGCATTCTATTAAAAGAGCAAGCGTTCCATTAGAATCAAATGATGCTTTAGTTTTTGGATCACATTTTCACGATATGTGTGAGTATGGTGTTGAAGAGTTTGAGAATAAGTATTCTGTCATACCCGATGAATGTTCAAACAAAAGAACAAAACTATACAAGGATTTTATAGCTAATAATAAGAATGCAATAACTAAGGTTGATTACAAGAAAGTTAGTCTTATGTATGATAGCTTAAATAGTAATTCATTCTATAGGGACTTGGAAGACAATTATAGTTCTTATGCTGAGTATAGTTTTTTTGCTAAGAAAGATGGTTTAGATTTTAGAATAAGACCCGACAAGTATTACTCATACGATTCAAAGATTGTCTATGTGGTTGATTTTAAAACTTGTCAAGATGTAACTAAATTTAAGTTTGATGTTAACACATACAATTATGATTTACAAGCGGTTTTTTATGCGGATGTACTTGGCATCAATCCCTCTGATTTTTATTTTATTGCTATTGAAAAAACATTTCCATACACGACCCAAATATTTGGATTATCGGATCACGCAATTGACAGAGGAAGAGCCAAAATGGATATAGCCATTGACAGAATACAGAAAGGTGATGATGGTGTTGGTTATGAAATAGTACATAGGATATGAAAATATTATTAACAAATAATCATTTAAACACTTTTGGTGGTTCTGAGAATTGGACATTTACGGTTTACTCTACTTTAAAAAAGCTAGGGCATTCTGTAGATGTTTTTGCTATTGATGTAGGTGGTGTAGGTACTGAAAGATTTGGTTTAGTCCATACTACTATACCTAATGTAACTTATGATTTAATTATTGCAAATCATAATAGTTGTGTAAATATTGTTTTGGAGAAGGCTAAGTATTCAAAACTTGTTATGATGTGTCATGGCATTGTCCCTCACTTAGAGCAACCAATTAAGGGTGCTGATAGGTATATTTCTATTTCAAATGAAATACAATATCATTTATTACTGCTGGGGTATAGAAGTGATGTAATACTAAATCCCGTTGATTTGGATGTTTGCTATCCAACTAAGCAATTAAACGAAACACCTAAAAAGATATTTGCTTTATGTCAAAACATAGGCGCACAAGAGAACGTAAAATCACTAGGATTGGAAACTCAATGCATTCCACCAACAAGAGGTGCTAGATTAGCAATTAGCAATGATACATTTAATGAAGTAGACATATGTGTTGGTTTAGGTAGATCAGCTTATGAGTCATTGGCTTGTGGTAGATGTGTTGTTGTGTATGATGCTAGAGGATACAACGGTGATAAATACGATAGTATTGTTACTAGAGAAAACATTGGTGAATTACTTAAAAATAATTTATCGGGCAGAAGATTTAACAAGCCATTTAATAAGACTAAAATTCTTGATGGCATTGATAAATTGTATAGACCAAATACTGACTACTACAGAAGTATAGCAGAAGATTACTTTGATGCTAAAAAAATAGTTAACCAAATAATAAAATGAAAGTAGCTATAACAAGAGTTAGAAATGAAGAGGTAATACTTAAATCCACATTGGATAGATTGTCATATCACTTTGATTGTGTAATAGCATTCGATGATTGCTCTACAGACGGTACTAGAGACATTCTAAGCGAACATAAGCTAGTTAAACGTGTAATCACAAGCAATAAATGGGAAAGTCGCTCAGAAGTCCGTAAAATGCTTGAGACAACCCAAAGGCAAGACTTGTATGATTATGCAATGCGTAAGGAAGAAAACATTGATTGGATGTTATACTTTGATGCTGATGAACATTTTTATTTTGACAATATAGAATGGGGTTCTAATTTCAGTTATTACTTTAGGTTGTTTGATGTTTATATAACTGCTGAAGACAAAGACAAATCATTTATTGATAGGGAGTATATTGGTTGTGAGTATAGAGATATACCTATGTTATTTAGACCAAACCCTAAAGTAAGATTTCATAATCGTGTTCCATTAGGTATTGATCCATTATTGATGATTGGTGGAACGGTAAAACATTTTGGTAAAGGGATATCTGTAGAGCATTGGGAGGAAACTTGTGATTATTATATTAATCATTTAAACGAGAGAATGCCAAATGGGGAAGACATTTCGACCAAGTGGAAACGAAGAAAAGGTAAAGCAATCCATAAGGGTGTGTCTGATTTTGGATTACCATTGATTAAATGGGATGACAGATACACAAGTGAACATATTATTAACCTAAACGAAGTAGACAAATGAAAATAGATTTATTAACACTATATATTAAAGACGAAGATTTCTACGGAATAGACTTTTTGAGTATTAATGGAAAGGTATTATTAGGAATTAATTATGATAGTTTCTATAAAAAAATTCACTTTGAGTTATTCTTTAAGGTTATTAGATGAGAAAACCAAAGACAAGGAATAATGGCTCAATGACAGAGGCAGCGTTCTTTGGCTGGTTACGTTCATTACTTAGAAATAGGTACATGAGGGGTTGGAAACCTCACAATGAAGTTGCAAAAGATAATCGTAGGGCAATAACATATAAAAGCAGAGCAAAGTGGGAATACCAATGTGCTGATTGTGGTGATTGGTTTTTACGCAAAGAGATTGATATTGATCACATAAACCCATGTGGTACACTAAAATCCTTTGATGATTTATCTGAATTTGCTAAGAAATTATTTGTAGAAAAGGCTGGATTGCAAGTATTGTGCAAACCTTGCCACAAAAACAAGACATATGACAATGAAACTAATACACCATTACTTTAAGCATTTTAAAGAAGATTTATTTGTTAACCTAGTAATTAAAGGGGACGAGGTGTTTGCGATAAATAAAATAACAAATTGCAAACATATTTTTGTAAACTCGGATGAAAGCATTAAGATTACAAACAAAAGAGATTTAGAAAAAGTTAAAGATTACATTTATGACCGCAAAAAGTTTTAAACATAAACACCAACCAACCAAAGCATCATTGATTTTACTTGATAGTTTGATACATAAAAGAATAGATCAGTATGATAGCTTGGAAGAGGCTTACCATATGAATAGATATGATTGGATGGCTAAAACCAAATGTTATTTACCAACAACTTACAATGGCTATAGAGCAAAAGTCAGTAAGATGACCCGAAAGAAATTTACGGGTGTTAAGGCAAATAGACTAGCAAGTCACGTAGTTGATTTCTATAGAGAATTACAAGGATGATTGATAGCTTTCTAGAGAATATAAATTATCTCCACAATTTGGTGATAATTAAGACCAATCTACCTCAAAAAACAAAGAAGGAGATTGTGATGACAATTCAATCAATGAAAAGAAGTCTTTCTGAATACGTAGAAAGTAATTCATTAACTGATTTAGATGGTGTAAACGATGATAAATCTGAATTTTGGGATTGGTTAAACCAAGGTAGCAATGCTGAGACAACACATATAAAAGAATATGATAGGATGTTTAAGTGGAAATACGGATGGGTAAATAGTTGGACGGGGTATTCAAATGAAGGCAAGTCATCTTGGTTGTATTTCTTGATTTTAATTAAGCTATTAAAAGACCCAAATGCCAAAGTAGCCGTTTTCTCACCCGAAAACTATCCTAGACATAAATTTGTTAAAGATTGGGTGAAGACAATGCTGGGATGCGATCCAAAGTATTCCACTAAAGTAAAATGTGAGAGAATGATAGAGCAATTTAATGATAGATTGTTTTACGTATATCCTTCAAATCACGACATAGAAAGCATTGAGAATCAATTTAAAACATTGATTAAGGTTAATAAGGTAAACATAACGGTTATTGATCCTTTCTTAAAAGTGAGTAAGCCTACTACAATGAATGATTTGCAATATCTGACATCATTCATAAAGAGACAAGAGGTGTTTGCTAAACAATTTAACGTAAGTCATCACGTAGTTTACCATCAATTAACTCCACAAATTGACGAGACGGGTAACTACCCCGAACCCGATATGTATAAGATAAAAGGTGGTGGATCAATAACAGATGGATCAGATACGGTTTCTTCTGTTTGGAGACCTTATCGTAAAAGTGAGGAGGAAAATAAAAGTGTAATAATAAAAACTCAAAAGGTAAAAGATTTCGATGTTTTTAAGAATGGTTACCTCAGATTAGATTACAATCTAATGAAAAACAGATATTTTTTGAATGGAATTGATATCTTTGAGCAATCAATTAAAAAAACGCAGAAGAGTGAATTATTTTAATTATGAAAACGATTTTAACACTAATGGCGTTAATGAGTGCTATAGTAGCACCTAATGCCACCATAGATAATCTTTGCGAAGACACAACCGTTGTTAAAGAATACCATCAAATAGACTCTGTAGATTACTTGCTTGAAAGCATGATACTTGTTGAGTCAAATGGTGATTCATTGGCGGTTGGTGATACACATATGAGTACACCAAGCATAGGATTACTACAGATACGTAGAGTTATGGTAAAAGAGATTAACAGAATTTTAAGAAAACAAGGTAGTAAGATGCGCTATTTTTACAAAGATAGGTGGAGTGCGACCAAGTCAGTAGAGATGTATTATATTTGGAAAGATTTTCATCATCAAGAATCTAGTAATGAGATTATTGCTAGAAATTGGAATGGAGGAACTTACGGGTATAAAAAAAGATCAACAATCCAATATTGGGCAAAAGTTAAAAACAATATAAAAAATGCACAATCCATTTGAGAATAATTTAATTTTAATAGAAGAACTTAGCGAGCATTGGTCACACATTAATTGTATTGACAATTCTAGTGTAGCTATTATAGATACTTTGCTAGGTGTTTTATTTAAGATAAATACTAAGTATTCAGAGGCTTTTATTGAAGATCAAATTAAAGGAATAATAGAAGATGAATAGCATAGGATTTTATCCCCCAAGAGGAGTAGATGGTGTTTTGGTAGATAATCTATCTGAATTACCCACAACTGCCAAAATACAAGATTATAATGAGTTTTTTAGGTTATATGTTGATGATGATAATGTTAGATACATATACAAAATAAAGAATCCAAAAAGTCCACTTTCAAAATTATTATCAAGAAATTAATGATTAAAGCACCTAAAGTAATACCATCAGTTAGAGTTTTTAGACCAAATTCAGAAAGAAGTAGTACTAATGGAATTGTTATACATTCCATGTCTGAAAGGTTTGGTGGTAAATCTGCATCAGAGTTTTTACAAGATATAGGATTAAGTGTTCACGCATTTATTCATACTGACGGTAAAATTGAATTGGCACAAGTTCAAGATAAAAAAGCTTACCATGCTGGTAAAAGTGAATGGAACGGTGAAACAAATTTAAACAACACATTTTTAGGAGTTGAATTGTTGGTGAGACATAGCTATGCTAATAATCAATTTGAGTCGTTTAAGAATACGGTAATGAATACTGATTGGGTTGGTGCATTACAATTTGATTCTTTAGTTTGGTTGTGTCGCAAATGGTCTAAGGAATATGATATAAACTTGGACAATATTGTAAGACATTCGGATGTTAGTGGTGATCACGTTAGAGGTAGTGGTAAGGGTAAATTTGATGTTGGTGATGGTTTCCCTTGGAAACTATTTAAAGATTATATGAATGGCAATGGACTTGCCGATAAATTATAAAATGCGTTTTGGAAAGACAGAATGTTCAAACTTAATTAAATCATTAGGTTTACTCATTTCTGTTTTAATTATAATATCATTTATAATATTATTTATTAAATATGCGATTTTTAGTTTGCGTTAAATCTGAATATAACGCTATAAGTTATCACAGATTAAAAAAACCTTTTGAATACCTACAAAAGAAAGGACACCATTGTGATTTTGTATATAATTTCACATATGATGTGGTTATTGAAGGATATGATTACTTTGTTTACAATAGAAGTATTGGATATGGAGATGTTGATATTGGTTTATTAGAAAAGATAAGATCACAAGGTATTAAGATAATTATTGATGTAGATGATTTGTGGGAATTACCTAATCATCATCCAATAGTTTGGCGAGATGATGTTGATTATGGTGAGTGGAAGAACAACTTTCTGATGAACATAGCATTTGCTGATTATGTTTGGACAAGTACGGAGTATTTAAAAATGAAAATTGAAGATTTATTTGACAATAAACCCGTAGTTGTAGTAAAGAATGCTATTGATTATGATGACCCACAATGGGTAGATAGCAAAGGAAAGAGAAGAAATAAGAATAAAACGGTTATAGGTTATGCTGGTAGTACTACCCACTACGGTGACTTAGACCAAATGAAAATACCATTTAGAAGGTTAAATGATAACAAGACCTTTCGTAGAAATATGGTTTTTCAATTGTCGGGTGTTGATTTTGTTAATCCTTATGCTAAAAAGGTTTGGCATCATCAGCTAGGAATATTTACTGACGATGGTAAAAACAAAAACGTATTTATTTCGGGTGGTGTTAAGGTAAATCAATACGCTAGATTCTTTGATCAAATGGACATAGTTATTGCCCCATTAATTGACAATGAGTTTAATAGATGTAAGAGCGAGTTAAAGGTGTTAGAGGCTGGGAGCAAATGGTTGCCATTTATTGGATCAGACATGATAACATTCTCAAGAACGGGAGCAAATATTGACCTATGCTCTGATAATGACGAGTGGGTTGAATCAATATTAGAATTAAGCTTAGATAAATCACTTAGAGAGATGCTAGGCAAGGAGTTGGGTGAATATGTTCGTGATGTTTATTCAATAGATAAAGAAAATCAAGCTAGACTAAGTATTTTATGAATTTAGGTGAGTATGCTGAGTCACTATTCACCACAATATGCATAAGAGAAGGATACACCGTTTCTAAGCCATTTTATCACGAGATAAGGTATGATTTAGTAGTTGATGTAAATAATGCCTTACAGAGGGTTCAAGTAAAGTCTACGGATCATGTGCGTCCAAAAGACAATCAATGCCAAGTTAGAGTTAATTACAACAAGAAAGAAGTAGATTGGTTTGCAATTTATATACATAAAACCAATGATTGGTTTGTCTTGCCAATAGATGTTGTTGAAGATATTAGACAATTCTCAATAAAATTAGGTTATAAATCAAAATACGATATTTTTAAAAATAATTTTGGATTTGTCAGACATGGTTTTTAGATTTGAATATTATTAATCTTTAAACACATGATATGGATACAGACCAAAAATTAAAAGATTTGTTTGAATTACTCAATCCAAAACCTAAGACTAAATGATTTGTGCAAATTGTAATAAAATCTTTGAAAAGGCTAAAGAAGAGGGTATTAACGGTAGAGCAAGAAAATACTGCTCTGTGAAGTGTAGAACCGATAATCAAAGCAGAATACACAAGTTAAGAAGAGTTGATAAAAGCAAATATCCAAGTTCTAGAGAAGTTGATAAAATTGTTAATAGTTACTCAAAAGATATTGTAACGGTTGACTATGATTGGGTATTCTCAAGAAATATATTAGATTGGTGTTCATCTAGAGACTCTAAATTTAGAAGTAATTATAAAAAACAAAAAGCAAATGAAAAAAAACAAGAAACAATATAAAGAGAATTTGTATCAAATGTTGATTTCAGATTCAATGGCAAAAGCCAAGAAAGCCGTATTGTCATTAGATTTATTAACAAATAGCGCAGTAAGTATTGGTGATCATTCTACTGATGATTTTTATAATAATGTTAAGGATGCTATAAAAAGCTTAACAGATGCAGAAGACGAGATTGAGACTATTAATAATTATTTTTTAAGAGGTAAATATGATTAAGAATTATTTTTTAATAGACAAGAAAAGATATGGCAAAAACTTAATTATGTTCTGTCGTACCATTAAAGGTGTGTTCTGTTATGATCACGATAAGATATATGACAAGCACATAGACCATCTAGACTCATTGTACTGCTGGCATAAGTACGGTAGGTATACAAAGACCTATGGAATACCTTATCCAATGAATTTAGATTGCGAAAACATCCTTGAGTACTAAAAGGGATACGGTGGGGGATACCGTGGTTCATTTTCTAAATGAGAATATTTTTACCTCACTTTAAAACGGTTTTCTAAATTTAAGAATGCCTATATAAAAACCACTAAGATTTTAAGACAATAATGCTACACAAATGCATTGAATATTTAGAGGGAAATCGTAATTGGTTTCCCTTTATTATTTTAAAAATAAATTCAGCTAATTTCTAGACATAATTCTTTGATTATTCTGTATGAAATTTAGACCAAATTTATAGCCATATTCCAAGGGATAATTCCACACATATCTTATGGTAATCTCCACTAAATAATGAGATATTTTTACTTATAATATCCTTAATAAATTACTCAGTCTTACTAAGAATTTATTTAAAATAATTATTTATTTTTTTTTGAAAATATTTTTATTAAAATATATTTTAAATAGAATTTTTAGACCAAGTTTTAGACCAAATTCAGACCAAGTTCAGACCAAATTTTTAGACCAAATTTATTTTGAGATTTGAGTTTTGGCAGATGTGGAAAACTAATATTTCATTGTTAAAAACTTTTAAAAAAAATATTTGGTTTTATTGTTTTTATTAATTATCACGTGCGCACGTTTTTTTATATGTCATTGATTTATAAAGAGTTATCCACATTAAAATTAATTTACGATTGTGGAAAAGTTTTTGTTAATTTTTAGCTTAAAAGTTTTTTTATTCATTAAATGTGTTTTATCATTGCTAAACATTATTTAAAACATAAATAAAAACAAGATGAATAATTTTAAAAAGCAAGAGGTAGAAATGTTAAATAGGGCCTTAGATTTACTTAAAGATAAATGCGAAGAGGAGGTTCGGAGTTACGGTGTAGATTCACATTTTAAATTTGGCTGGTGGACGAAAGAAGTAGAAAAATTAAGAAAAAAACTAGAACTTAATCAAACAGAATCTAAAAAATTCAATTCAAGAGATCACGTTATTATAGCTAAATAAATTAACCTAAAAAACAAGATTATGAAAACTACTAAAAGATTTGCGGGCGAATACATTATCGAACAAGATGAACTGTTTTTTTCTGCATCTTATCAAGATATTAGAAAAGATTGGTTAGTTCAGCCTATAAATGATGAAGTACACGATTACTTGTACTGTGATACCTTAAAAGGTTGCAAAGATGCCGTTTTGTACGGTTTTTTTGACGATGAACCACTCAATAGATAGATTAACCTAAAAAACAAGATTATGAATTTATCGGAATTTTTACCACTTAATCAAATTTCCCGTGAATTGTCTATATATATAAATTCACCAACCAATAAAAAGCCAATAAAAGCAATACACATAAAAGAATTAATTGAAAATTACATTGATTCTTATGATGATATATTTGATATAAAAAAACAAATTAAAAACAATAAATAAATCAAATTTTAAACATAAATTTTAAACACCATGAAAACTCTTTTATACACCACTAACAAAGCAATAACAATTTTTAATATTGTTTCCTTTTCAATTGGTTGTACATTAATTGCAACTTGTATTTTTTCTCTTATTTACGGCATTTTAAACGGTTTATTATGATAATCTATGTACTATTTGCGTTATTCATTGGAACGCTAGAAATACTTGCAAGACGTGAGGAACAGAACAACAAGAATTATTATAAAAACCGTAAAAAATAAACATCATGAAAAGAATAACATTTAAAATAAAGAATACTATTCACGTGTTCAGATATGGCAAAACGACCAATTCAAAAATAAGTGATCCAAA